GTGGGTGGGGGGCGCGCCGCCCCGCGGGGGCTGGGGGGGGGGGGTTCGGGTTGCCGGCGGGGAGGGCAGTAGAGGCGTCTGCTCCCGCCACAATGCCCGTGGCGCTCGCGGATACCATTCCTACGCATGGTTTTTCAGCGAACGCCCCCGAATTGGTCCCGGAGGTCGAGGGAAAGGTCCCGCGCGTCAGAATACGCAGAGAGTGTGCGGTTGGCGCGCTTGACGCGGTAGCGCTCGAGGCCCTTGCTGACCACGACGGCGACGGGCATGACCAGGCTCCAACGTCCGATAATGCCATAGTATGTTGCGCTCCACCTGCCACGGCGCTAGCGCCAGAGTGGGTAGAGCAGGCGGACGGGATAGGGATACCACAGGTGGTAGGCGAGAGGGGCGAGGCCGAGCGATTTTCGGGAGACCCCTTGCCCCCCCTGACGGGCGGGGTCGAATAACGATGGACTCACTCTGGCATATTTCTGCAAAAGTAAGGGGTTTTTGATGAAATCCAGGTCTTGTTGTCAGTTTGGTAAGGGGTGGGGTGGGGTGTAAGGAGGGGCGTATTGGGATTTCGTGTCCGCCGAGAGCGCATAACCGCCAAACGAGCCGTTTTCTGAGCAAAGAGGAGGCGTTTGTATGAGGACACGAGAGTTTATGAAGTGGTGGGGGAAAGAGGAGCGAAGTCCGGGATGGACTTTTGAGAAGCAATGTCAGGGCATGGTTCATACGGAGACGGCGTGGGCAAGTTACAGTCGGCAATGCAGGCGTTTTGCTACGGAGACGGTGAGGGGCAAGCGTTATTGTCTCCAGCACGCGAAGTTGGTGCAGGAACCGAAGCGAGAGGTCGAGGTAGGCGTTCGTGTAGTTAGTCACCAGGCTGTTGAGCGATTATGGCGGCGTTGGGGTGTGGGAGGGTCAAATGGCAGAAAGCGTCTCAGGTGAAGGCGTAGACAAGGTTCCGGTGGTGTACGAGTTGTCGCAGTATGCGGACACAGAAGGTCGAGAGATTACGCGGCTGTGTCCGGTGGCGCGGCCTGGGGAAGTGTTGCCGGTGCGGTTTCGCGGGAAGGCGGTGTTGGTATTGGGAGAGGTTTCTGTGCCGTTCATATTTGAGATTGAGGCGTCATCGACGGCGGAGGCGTTCGAGAAGTACGATGCGCGGCGGGACGAGGTGGGGTCGAAGTTGGGGGAGGAGATGCGAGCGGCGGCGTTGTCAGCGCGACTGCGTTCGCCGCTGATAGGGGACTTTCGGACGGAGAAGATGAGGCGTCGGTTCGGGGGTAACGGGGGCTAAGGAGTAGCGGCATGATGTATAAATACTTTAAGAGCGATGGACACGACGGACACAACGTACCGTGCGGGGTGATGTCTTTGGCACAGCAGGATTTATGGGAAAGGCGTCAGAAGATTCCAAAGGACGCGGCCTTTTGGCAAGCGGTTCACGAATACACTTATGGACTTCCGCCAACGGTTCCAACCCAAGAAGAATGGTTTGCGGCGCATGGTCTTGATGACAACGTGGGCTTGGAGGAGTAACGGGGGATGACGGCGGTTGCGACACAACCCGAATTGCAGACCGAGATAACGCCCGAAGTCATGGCCGCGTACAACTGCGCCTATTGGGCGATGTTGAACAAGATACGTCTGCAATCGAGCGAGTTTGCCATATATCCGCACTATCCGTACCAGTTGGAACCGATGAAGTTGCAGCATAAGCGGGTTTGTTACATGAAGGCTACGGGCGGGGGTTTTTCGGAGTTGGAGATTTTAAGGGCGTTACACGGCATGATTTACGGTCGGTACGCTTTAGGGGTGCTTTATCTGTTTCCGACGACGGACGACGTTGGGGAGTTCAGCAAATCTCGGTTCGGGCCATTGATCGCGGCGAACCCTGTCAGCATCGGTCGGTTCGTCAAGAGTGGGGGCAAGGGAACGGACACGACGAGTTTGAAGAAGGTCGGGAACGCGAACCTGTTTCTTCGCGGGGCGCGGTTGACGCAGGACGTGGGTGGTGGGTCGGACACGAAAGAGGCGTCGAAGTTGCGGGGGATTCAGGTCAACCGTGTGGTGTTTGACGAGTTGGACCTGATGGACGAGGACGCGATAGCCAAAGGGTTGGGCCGGTCGCGGGCTTCGGCGATTCAGGAAGAATGTTACATCAGCAATCCGACGGCGGAGGGCGCGGGGATAGACAGGCTGTTCGGGCAGTCTGACCAGCGGTACTGGTTTCGCCGGTGCGTGTGCGGAGAACGGTTTAGCGCGGATGCCCTGTTTCCTGACTGCGTTCGTATCGGCGACGACGGGCGGGGGTACATCGCGTGTCCGAAGTGCGGGAAGGCCGTGCCGACATATGCGGGGAAGGAAACCGGAGAGTGGGTCGCCAAGAAGCCGGACGTGAAAGACTTGGCGGGATACCATTGGAGCCAGTTGTCGAGTGCATTTAACGATCCTGCGGACATTCTCAAGGAGTTCAACGACCCCAAGAATCCGAATCTGTCCGACACTTATCGGCTGCGTTTGGGGTTGCCGCACACTCCGAAAGAGGCTCGGTTATCGGTCGGTCAGGTGCTGGATTGTTGCGGGTCGGAGCCGATGCTTCAGCGGTTCGACGGGCCTTGTGCGATGGGTGTGGACATCGGGCGCGAGTTCCACGTCGTCATAGGCATCAGGACAGGGCCGGACCGATACGAGACAGTGCGGTTGGTGCGGATACCATGTTCCGCCGGTAGTGTGACGATGGAGTCGGCCTGGAACGCCGTGCACGATTTGGCGCGGGTCTTCAACGTTGAGATCACCGTTATTGACATTCGGCCTTATGAACACGATGCCAGGAAGTTCAGGGAGGCCGAGCCGTATCGCGTTCTTTTGTGCGAATACACCGAGAATGCGTTGACGGACAATGTGGTGAACGACGAGACGGGCATCGTGAAATCGCACAGGACGAGTCTTTGCGACACGACGCATCGACTGGTTGCGGAAGGGCGGTTGAAGATACCGCGCCGGTCGCCCGAAGTGGAATTGTTTGCCGAGCATGTGGCGAGCATGGCGAAAATACTGGAGACGAACAAGAAGACGGGCGTACCGATTTACAGGTACGTCGGGCCGGAAGACGACCATTACCGTCACGCGCTTGGGTACTTCTGGTTAGCGGCGCAGCGGTTGCAGATAGCGTCGCCCTGGGGCGCGGTCGATAGGCCGCGCGTGGCGTTGCACGCGAACGCGATGGGGGAGTAGGAGGGCTTTCAATGTTCGGGTTGCTTCTGTCTTCTCTGTTCGGCGGGTTGTTCGGAAAGAAGAAGCGGGCGGCGGAGACCCCCATGAGAACGCCGGGTCTTTTCCGGGAAGGCGCCGAGACTTACGGCGAAGAAACATTAGCGACTTCGCGCGAGGAGCGGATTCCGCTGGCCCCGGAGGAGATGAAGCGGCGTCGAACACTTCTCACGGGCGGGGTGAAAGAGAAACCTGCGAGAACGCCCGGAATGTTCACCGAAGGCGGACAGACTTACGGCGAGGAGTCTTTGGGTTTGTCGCGCGAAAAGCGGGTTCCGCTTGAGTTGACGGAAATCAAACGCCGCCGTCGGACACTTTATCCGCATTCGTATCAGACGGTGCTGGGTTGATGGCGGGGAATGGAGGACAAGAACGTGCCTGATGACCGCGCCAACGCGATAATTAAACTCCGCGACAGGGAACGCGAAAAACAGTCGAATATCCGCAACCTGTACCAGGAGGCGGCGGACTTGTGTATTCCGCGCGATACCCACATCACGCAAAAGCGGTCGCCCGGAGAGGACGTGAGCCTTCGGTACGTGGACGGCACGGCGGTTCAGGACGCGGCTATTCTCGCGGCGGGTCTGGCGACGACGTTGCTTCCAGCGGGACAGAAGTTTTTCGCGCTCTCTGCGGATGACCCGCAATATGCCGAGCGCGATGATGTGAAACGCTATTTTGCGATGATTGAGGAAGTGGCTCATCAAAAAATGTTCTCCTCGAACTTCACGCTCAACATCAACGAGACCATCTACGTTCTGTCGTGCCTCGGAACCGGCTGCCTCTATGTGGATTGGAACCAGAAACTTGGGTTGGTTTATAAAGACTACGACATCGCGCTCTATCAAATCAAGGAGGATTCCAATGGGTTCGTGGACACGGTTATCCTGTCCTACGAACTCACGGCGCGGCAGGCGGTTCAGGAATATGGATACGTGAACTGCTCGGAAGAGGTCCAGAAGGCGGCGGATGATTTGGCGAACGAAAGTAAGAGGTTCCCGTTCATCCACGTCGTGCGTCCGCGCGAGACGAATCCACTTGCAAGAAAGGTCAAGGATTCGTTTCGGTGGGAGTCTCTTCATGTGGACGAGAAGGCGAAGGAAATCGTCAAGGAGTCCGGCTACGAGACGTTCCCGTTCGCCGTTTGTCGCTGGAGGAAATCGTGGGGCGAGAAGTACGGCATCGGGCAGGCACTCATGGCGCTGGCGGACATTCGGATGCTTCAACGGATGCGGGAATCGAAGCAGAAGTTGGCGAATCGTTTGGCCGAGCCGCCTTACACGGCCAAGTTGAACTCGATGGAAGGGGGTCTGGATGTAAGGCCCAATGCCGTTAACTGGGTCCGAGAACACGATGCGGTCAAGGCGCTGGACCAGGGGATTACCGGAAACTACGTGACGACGACTGAGGACGTGAAGGAACAACAGCAGATTATTCACGACGCCTTTTACCGCAACGTCTTTTTGCAGTTCACGGACATGGACAAGACCCACATTACGGCCTATCAGATTCGGATGAAGGCGCAGGAAGGGTTGAAGTTGCTGGCGCAGCCGGTTGCGCGGATGCAAGAGGAGTTGCTGACACCCATCATCACGCGGACGATTGACCTTTTGATGAAGTGGGGCGTTGTGCCGCGTCCGCCGGAATGGCTGAAGGGATACAAGATTGAGTACCTGGGCCAGTTGGCCCTTGCACTCCGGGATCAACAGGCAACGGCAGCGATACAATTTATGGAACTGGTGGTGGGGATGGCGCAGGTTGCGCCGGAGGCGGTGGACACCATCAACCTCGATGTCATGCTGCCGGATGTGGCGCGAAGTCATGGGATGAAGGTATCTCATATTGCCAGTCCCGAACAGATTGCCGCGAAGCGCAAGGTGCGGGCGGAACAGATGGAGGCACAACAGGCGCTGGAAGCCGCCGAGGTTGCCGGAAAAACATATGGGAAAACCACAAAATCGCCGGAGCGCGGAAGTCCGGCAGAGGAAATGATGGGTGCAGGAAAGGAATAGCCATGCCATACACAGTGCGAAAGACGGACGGTTATCGTGTGACTTCTCCGCACGGAGTCAAAGCAAAAAACACCACGAAGCAAAAAGCCGCAGCGCAGGTGCGGTTGCTGCAAGGCATTGAACACGGATGGAAACCGACAGGTAAGGCGGCGAAATACGCCAAGGCGCGCAAGAGGAAGAAATGACGCCGGAAGAAAAAAGAAAACAGACGGTTCTTTCCTACCAGCACGTCTTCGGCAGCGAGGAAGGGGCGAACGTGCTGGCGGACTTGTCGCGCTTCTGTTTTGAGAACTACACGACGTTCTTTGGCAACAGTGAGCGGATGTCGGCGTTCACGGAAGGCAAGCGCGCGGTGATTCTGTATGTACGGTCCGTCGTATCGGCGAAGCCGGACGACGGGGAGCCAACGAGGGCACGGACAGAGGAGGACGAGGACAATGCCGCCTGACGAAACCGTTGAAACCGTTGTGGAAGAAACAAATACTGACGCGGCAGTCGAACCGAAGGCCACGGACTTCTTGAACGAAGATGGTACGTTCAAGGAAGGTTGGCTCGGCGCGCTCGTGCCGGAAGACTTGCGCGACCGCAAAGTTTACAAGACCACACCGGACATCCGAAGCGCCCTGAAACTGCTCGCCCATCAGGAAAAGTTTCTCGGCAGCCAGGGCAAAGGCATCATGCCGCTCGGCGAGAAGCCCACGCCGACCGACCTGGAGATGTACCGCAAGGCGATGGGGATACCCGAAACGCCGGACGGCTACAAGGTTGAAGTGCCGGAAGGTCTGGGCGATTACTACGACGAAACGGTGATGAAAGAAACCGTGAAGGGGCTTCACGCCCTGCACCTGACTCCGGCCCAGGTTTCGGGGGTCATGGCCCTTGAAGCCGGACGGTTGCGGGCGGGCATCAAGGAACAAGAGGAGTCCGAGGCGAACGCGCACAAGGAAACTGAAACGGTTCTCCGTGAGGATTGGGGAGAGAAGTTCGAGGAGAATCTTCGTTTGGCGAACCGCGTTATCGCTGAAAATGTCGCAGAGGAAGATAAGGACGAGATTCTGGCGCTCATTGGGAACAACGTCAAGGTCTCCAAGTTGTTCGCCAAACTCGGCGAGGCGTATCTTGAAGATAGGTCGGTGAACACGGACGGGGAAAGGCCGTCGGGCATCCAGTCCGAGATTGAAAAATTGGAGGCGACGCCGGGGTACGCGGATGGCAAACTCCGGCAGACGAACCGCAAGGAACACGACCGTATTTTGGCGCGGTTGCAGCAACTTTACAAACGGCGATTCCCGGAGGGTTCGCCAGCCGCGACCGCCTAGACAGTTGAGTTGAAGACGCGGGCAGACCTACGGGTTCCGCGCGGACTGCTGGAAAGACAGCCGCCGCAAGCAGGCGTGACACGAGCCAGGATGAATCCGCTGATTCAGCGGGGAGTTCTCCGAAATCGGGTTGTTTTGTTTTTGGTCAACCGGAACAAGGAGGACGAACCATGAGTCAGCAAATTACGGAGGCCTTTAAGAATCAGTATAAGGCCGCCTTCGAGTTGAAGTTTCAGCAAACGCAGAGCGTTCTCGAAGGGACGGTGCGGAACGAACCGCAAGAAGGCGAAGTGAAGTTCTGGGACTTCATCGGCGAAGTGTCGCCGGTGTGGGACCTGCCGCGTCATTCGGACACCCCGCAGATTGACACGCCCCACAGCCGCCGGGCCTGCAAATTGCACACGGCGGAATGGGCCGACCTCATCGACGATGACGACAAGATTCAGACTCTCGTGGACCCCACGAGCGACTACATCCGCGTCGCCGTTGCCGCGATGAACCGTGCCAAAGACGAGCGGATTCTTGAGGCTCTCGGCGGCGCAGTTCTCACGGGCAAGGCCGGGACCACCAGCGTCAACTTCTACGACGCGGGCGAGTCGCGGGTCATCAACGGGACGGGTTCGCTGATTGCGGCGGGCAGCGATGCCGGAGCCACAACCGAGACCGGCCTGACGCTGGCGAAAATCGGGCTTATCAAACTGCTGCTCGATGAAGCCAACGTTCCGGCGGACGGTCGAACGCTTGTCGCCAACGTCACGAACCAGACGTATCTGCTGGGTTCGGCGAAGGTCACGAGCGGCGACTACGCCACCATCAAGGCGTTGACCCGTGGCGAGATCGACACCTACATGGGCTTCACCTTCAAGTGGTTGCCCACCGACAGGTTCCAGTACCACGCGGTTGATGTCAGCGGCATCGAGTGTTTCGCGTATCACCGCGACGCGGTGCTTCTGGCGAAAGCCAAAGACATCGAGACCAAAGTGGACACCCTGGCGACGAAACGTTACAGCGTTCAGCCGTATGCCAAGATGCGTGTCGGGGCGACACGGTTACAAGGCCCAGGCGTTGTGAAGTTCATCCTGGCTCCGTCGCCGACGCCGGACTTCACGCAGGCGTAGGAACGTGCCACAAACTCGTGACGTGAGTGGAATGAGAAACAAGACAAACAAAGGAGGCTCAAAATGAGTACGATGCTAAGTCCCCAAAACCTTCTTCCCGCCATTGGGGAGGGGGCAAACCCTCTGGACTTGGGTGGAACGACCGGGCGCATGGGAATCCATGCCAATTCTGCGACCAAGCAGTTTGTGTACGGGCAACGGCTGATAAAGCCGGACGGTCGGTTGTTCAAATACTGTCTAGCGACGACGGGCGGCGTGGACGGGTATCACGCCTGCAAGTCGCTTGCAGACGACGTGATTGGCGAGGTTCTGACCGTCGCAGCGGCCATCGGTGATACCTCGTTCGAGATTACGGAAACGGGATTTACCAAGAACCAACTGCAAGGGGCGTATGTATTCATCTACGATGCAAGTGGTGGTGGTCAATTCCGTTACGTCACCGGAAACGAAGCATCTGGCACAGCCACGACCGTGTGCTATGTTTCGGAACCGTTCGACCAGACAATCGCAGGAACGGAATACTGCGAGATGTTTGAGAATCCCTACTCGCTCTGCACCAAGACGGCCACCGGCAAGGCGGCTTGCATTGCCGTGCCTGCCTGCACAGCAGCGTCCGGCTACAACTTCTGGGGCCAGACGTGGGGACCGTGCGTGGTGTCGCCGGGCGAGACGATTGTGCCTTCGGGTGACATCAGGCAACTGGTGTTCGGGTCGAACAACGCCGTGTTCATGGAAGCGCACGGCACGGACTATCAGCACGCGGGCTTCGTGATGAACTACAACAGCGACAACGGCCCGCTCATCATGCTCCAGATTTCCATCTAACCCCGGTGGAGGGGGAGGCGGCAATCGGGCCGCTTCCCCCTCGCCAGAGACGGAGCGGAACTTGGACGGTGAACTCGTACCGCCGGACGTGAGCGAGCGCGACCTGCGCGACGAAGTGAACCTGCGCACGCATAAGGCGGGGTACACCGACCGCGACGGGCAGCCGATGGAACGGCGGGGTATCCGGTCGCATCCGGCGTCGGAGGCGTATCGTCGGAACTTTCGGCGGATTTTCGGACACGATTAGAAGGAGGAACGGTCATGGCGCAGAAAGTGGAAATCGAACTGGAAGGCGGGCAGGGGCTTACCTACAACGCCGGGGCGGATTCAAACGACAGGATTATAATCGAACAACTTCATTTGAATGCCGATGATGCCACCACGCTTGCCGCGCTCATCAAGGGGGGCGAAACTCTGACCATCACTATTAAAAAGAAGGGGTGAGGCAATGACGATGACTGCGGTATCTGTCTGCAACCTCGCCCTCAGTCGCATCGGGGCAACAGCGATTGTCACCTTGGCCGACGCGACGGATGAGGGCGTTCAATGCAACCTGCATTACGAACAGGCAAGGGATTCCCTCCTGCGCTCGCATCCCTGGCGGTTCGCGTCGCTTTGGGTCGAACTCGTGCGCGACGCGGCGGCGGACTCAGGCACGTCCACAGGCACCGGCAACACCAGCACGAAACTTTACGACACCGGCAAGGCGTGGAGCGTTAACGGATACGCGAACTACTACCTGCGGATTACGGGCGGGACCGGGGCGAACCAAATCCGCAAAATCGCGTCCAATACGGCGACCATCCTCACCGTCAGCGTCGCATTCACGACCACGCCGGATTCGACCAGTACCTACGAGATTTGGGAAAACTACCCGCCGTATCCGTGGGCTTACCAGTTCGACTTGCCAAGCGACCTCTTGCGTCTGCACCGGACTTACGACGCGGGCGTTTACTACGAGATTGACAACGGCCTACTGAAAACCGATGAATCCGAGTTGGCAATCAACTACGTTAAGCAAGTGACAGACCCTGACGACTTCGACCCGCTTTTTGTGGAAGCCCTGGTGCTTTCGCTCGCAGCAAAACTTTGTATGCCGCTCCTGCACGACAAGGTGATGAAGCGCGAGTTGGAGGCAGAACTGGCGGAAGTCATCGCTCGCGCGCGCATCGTGAACTTGCAAGACTCGAAACCGGACCTCGCTCCGCAGACCTGGACGGCGGCGCGGCGGGGCTGGACCCCAAGTTCGGAGTAAGGTCGTATGGCACTCGGCGAAAACGTCAAACTGATTCCCGAAAGTGTGGTCTATGGTGAGTCGTTGGAAGACGACCTCATCACCGTGGACTACAATCTGCCAATCGGGAAACGTGCTGCCCAAACCCCGAAAGTAGGCGACCCCTATCCTGGCGACCGATACCTGGCGGCGCAAACGGCCCCGTGGGGATATACGGTTCTTGAAACCGGTAGCCTCACTTCTCGGAAGTCGCCAGACCAGGGAGCCTACATCACCGGCGTCCAATACGCCAAACCGAAAGTCCCTTACGACAGCGGCATTTCGGGTTTGTACGAGGTCTATCGGAAGTTCGAGACGGGCCGGATGGGACGGCGTTATGGAACCCGCGTGTTTTTGGTTGCCGACGCCAACGCCGAGTCAGCGGCCGAATCCGCGATTCCGGTCTTGATGCCGATGATGCCTTCCGGTGCGTGGTCGGTTGCGCCGTTGCGTGAAAAGACCATCGAACGTCGTTGGCGGGTAGGGATAGCGAAGATTACTTGCATCTTTGACACCGTTTCGGAAACCAGCGAACTCATCGTTCTCAACAAGGGTATCCTTGAATGCGATTCGTCGGTTCTCATGCGACCCGTAAGAATCGACCTGAACGGCAAGGAAATCGGAATCCCCTACAAGGATGGCAATGTCTGGAAAGAGTGGCGTGTCGTGAAGGGAGACAAAAGTTGGCCGTTTCCCAAGCCCCAGCCGACTATACACGCGCTTCTAGATTCCTCGAATCTCAATGCCGTCACCGCGATATTCGGCAAGTTCAATTCCGATGCCTGTCCCCACATTCTCGGCGTGTCGGCGGGGAAACTGTGGTTCGACAAGTTGTGGTTCCGGCAGAGAAGGTGGGGGAGCGGGCTTATCTACGACGTGCGCATGGGCATGTCGGTCAACTGGGACGGATGGGACGAGGAAACCAAAGTACGATTGCACAAATATATTTCTTTGGAAAACCCACTTTATAAAGCAGATTCGACAACGGACACCGGCCAGAAGAAACACATAGGTTTTTGGGAAGCCACGGGCGCGTCGGACGAGAACGTTTTGCCGCACGCTAAGGTGAGTTTCGCGCTTCTGAACTCATACTTGTCCTAAAAAAGGGAAGATGTCTAACATGGTCGATTTGAGCAATCTTGAAAACTTCGAGCATCTGGTTTCCGCCATTTTGGATATGGCAGGGAGCATCAAAAGGCTCAAGCCGCCCAGCGCATCGGATAGTGTTGAAAAAGTGGTTGCATGGGCGCAAGATGTTCAACGGGCTTTTGCCCTATTGCCAAGTGTCCCCGACGGGGAGATGCTTTTGCGGTTCGGCGAAGAAGTGGCCGATTCGCTTGGGGATGTTGACCAGAAAATCGAAGCGGCCAAAAAGCCTGACGAGGAAGACCCGTGGAGCGGGCCGTTAGACGATAAGGAAAGTTTCTGGGCCATTCTTGACGATGGAGTAAGAAGTGGAACCTATCCCGCGTATCAATTCACCTATGATTTTACGGAAGTCGAAAAGACATCGACCGGATATGGTACGAGTTGGACGGCCCTTGCGGGCGGACGAACTGGCACGGCAAGGAATGGCTTCGATTTCGGTCTTAATGCGCAAGGGGGAGTCCCACTACAAGATGGTACGCTCGTTCGGCTGTGGGAGGTTCCCGTGGCTGGACAGACGACGCTGGAGTATTGGTTTGAAGGTGGTTATCACGATTGATAGATAAAGGAGAATCACATGACTGCACCAGTAACGTATTACTCGCCGGAGGACTTCTTTGGCAGACGCATCGCCATTGACGACCTGGACGCCAACACGGTTCGGAGCGACTTGCTCTCCGCCCAAGCGTTCATCCCGCTGGACATCTGTGCGCTCAGGGAAATCGCCACCAATGAAATCCAGAACCTCGCCGCCCACGGCGGAATTATGGCGGTCGATTCGACCCCACTCCTGAAACGGGTCAACGCCGCCACGGACAAGGCCCTTCGCATTGAATGGGCTGCAAGCGATTCAAACGAAGCCCAGTTTCCCCCTGTGCCGTGGCCCCCGGACCTTGACCCGGCGGCGAATGTCATCATCCACTTGCTTCTGGCCCGAAATACTGGCACGGATGATTGCACGATTGACGTGCAAGCGTTTGAAAATACCGTGACCGGAAGTGCCTATGCCGCCGATACGGAAATGGGCGGAAGCACGACCGCCTTAGCCAGTACGAATACGATTGAGGAAAAGACGGTTACACTAAGTGCGTCGAACATCGTGGGGCATCCGGGGTTCCTGAACCTGTCGCTCGTTCCCGCAGCGCACACCACGGACAAACTCTGGCTTTACGCGGCTTGGATTGAATACACCAGGTCTCTCCGCACCTCCTAAAAGAGACCAAATAACAAGACGGCAGCATAAATGCAACAAGAAAAAAAGCCGGAGAAATCGACCGACTTGCTCATGTTGGCACGCGAGGCTGCGCAGCGCGAGTTGGAGACCCTTCGTGGCAGGCTGGAGAAACCGAAGAAGCAAACGCTTTTAACCGGGCATAGGAGATTTTGGGATGCCTAAGTTTCCGTCCATATACCAGCGGCGACTACGTGATGCGCCACCGCCCGCGCAAGCGGGATGGGAAGACGAGCCGTTATACAGCCACGAGGAAACCGGTCAACGCATTCAGGCAGACATGGAGGCCGCCAAAAACGCCATCGAGCTCACCACACTGAAGAGACAGGCGGACGAGACGATGCTTTCCGCGTTGCGGGATGCCGAAGAAGCACCGGACGAAGAAAGTGCGGCGAAGATTCGTGAAGCAGCCGAGGCTGGCGTGTTCAAGTTGCAGGCGAAGAACATCCGGGTACAGAACGCTTTCTCGGCGCACGTGGAAGAGTCGCTGGCGGGATGGAAGGACAGATTCGCGCAGCAGGCGAAGGCCATCAAGGAAAAGAGACTTTTCGACCAGAGCGAAATCAATGTCCGCCGATTCGTCGAGGCTGGCCGCGTGGATGAAGCGGCCAAACAACTCGAAATACGAAGAGTGGCCTTCCCTGAACTGGGAGCGCAGATTGACGAGGAAATCCGAAACCTGCCGATGACTTCGGCCATAGCGCAGGCGAGCGGTGCTCTGGCAGGCGGCGATTTGCAGGGGGCCAGGGGATTCATCGAGCAGGCGCGGAAGTTGCCGTTGTCGGTCGAGCAGAAGGAATCCATCAACAAGTTGGAAGGGGTGATAGAGCGCGGAGAGCAACAGCGCAGGGATGCATGGCTGTCCGAAATGGTGGGGCAGGCCATTGCGGCCCGTTCGCTTCCATCGGAAGAAAAGTATGCCAAAGTGGAGGAACTCCGCAAGATGTTGGTGCAGAACACCGCCATGTTCCCGGCGGAGACGATACGAGAAATGCATAGATTCTTGGACGGGATACTGGCGGGACGGACCGTGAAATCGGACCCGAAAATCAAAAGCGATTTTATAGATGCGGCGCTTCAGATTCGAGACGATACGCCGGAAAGCGAAGTCAAGGCATTTCTGAACAGGCTGGACACGGCCTTGACAGTGGGCCAGACGCTTAGCGACGAGGATTATGAAAGTCTGCGCCTGATGGTTGCCAAGCGCGGCGACCGGACCGACAAGGCCACAGCCGACATGCTCGATGCCGTCACGGAATCCGCCAAACAGCGCGGAATCAACGACTTGGCCGACTTCAAGTGGCAACTATCGCAGGACGCGAAAAAGAACAACTGGACGCCGGAGCAAGTCTGGACAGAAGGAAGCAACAGGATTCCCGCGTGGAAAGATGCACCGTCGTTGGCAATTTACACTCCTGCTCATGTCCAGGGGGTCTTTGGTGACATCAAGATTGGCGGGCGCATCTTACCAGGCAATCCCCCCGGCGTCATCACGTTCTGGCAGGATGACACCAAATCGAAGGCTTGGGAAAAGGCCGTGGCCCACGCGCTGGTCAACCTAGAAGGCGACCAGGCAAATCTCGACCAGGCCATGCGGCTCATCAAGGAGAAGTACCCCGAAGCCGAAATCGTTCCGGGGCAGGTATCCGTTCCGTGGACGAGTTTGCCGGAAGAAGTCAAGCGGCGGGACTTTGAGGCACTTTCCAAAGCCAAAGTGACCGGCGGATGGATATGGAAATCCTATGAACCTGTGGGCGGATGGACGCAGGATCAAATTACCAAGGCGCACGAAGAAGGCATGACACCGGAGAAGTTCGGGGCGTGGTTGAGGGAGAAGGGGCAGATTCGCATGGTTCCCGCGCCTGCGGTTGCCAAAACGCCACCTGTCGCGTCTGCCCCTGTGCGAGTTTCAACGAGGGCGGCAGTTGAGTCACTGCCTCGTGGAACACAATACTTTTGGAAAGACGAAACCAGACCACGGATAAGACAGTAATGGATGAATGGAAACCAACCGACCCGATAGTGGGTGAAGGAACGGCGGTAGCCGAAGAAGAATGGGAACCGTCTGACCCCATTGTTTCTGCGCCCGCCGCGCCTGCCCCACGACCCCGCGAGACACCCGCCGAAACGGGAAAGCGGGCAAGGGACACCTTGCAATTCGCCAAAGATTTCGGACTTCTCCTGGAAGATGGCGAACGAGCGGTGGTCTTGACTGAACGCGGGATGACGCCGGAGGCCGCGCGTAGGCAGATAGAATTGACCACGCCTGTTCCGCAGACTGCACACAAGGCGGCGGTGGATGCACTGGTGGCAGAGAGTGGTCGCATGGCTCCCATCATTGGCAACGGGAACGCAATGGAGTTGACGCGAAAACGGATGGACTTCATCGAGGCGGTTCACTCGGCTTCGCAGACATACAGACTTCCACCGGATCAACGATGGTCGGCTTACAACAAGGCGATGGACGTGGTGGATTCTGCGGCCAAGACTTTGCGCGAAGGTGAACTGGTTGTCTTGCGGGACAAACCACTTGAAATGTGGGACCAGGTAGGTCAAGGATTCGCGCCCATCTTCCAGCAGTACGTTCACGAAGAACTCGGACTTGGCCCAAGATACGCCCTGTCTCGGCGCGCAAAATCCGTCGCCGAAGGTGTGGCCGAAATGCCCTACTGGGCCAGGGCCATGATTGGTGTTGAAATGTCTGCGGCGGACGGATTCACGTTTGGAACACTTGGCCTGATGTCCAGCATCGGGACACAGGCCCGTGACGAGATGCTGGCCAAAATGGCCGCTGCGTTCAACGCCATAGATGAGACGACGCCGGGATGGTCGCGGTTTGTCGGTGGCATGACAGGGTACGCCATATCACCGCTTGGTCCCATCGGCGGTGCGGCGGCGCGAGGTATTGCGGCGGCGGGTGGAAAAGAACTTGCGGAAGCGGGATCGATGACTGCTATCCGTGAAGTCGGAAAGCGAGAAGGTTTCAGGGCGGCGTTAAAGTTGGCCTACGCAGGATTCCCCGAAGAAGCGACGGCATGGGGCGGAATCATTGCGGCCCAAAGCGCCGCAAGCGCCTACGCGACCAACCCCAATATCACGCCGGAAGACCTTGCGAAAGCCACACTGTTTGGCGCGGCACAGGGCGTTCTTCTTCAGGGTGTCGCGCCGGGGGTCAAGTTGGTCGGGGCGCAGTTGACCGGCTTGGATTCCGTACAGGCATGGCTGAACACACATGCGCCAGGGACATTGACCGAGCGCGAACGGTTGATACAGGACTTCGCGGCAAGAACGGGCCAAGAACCTGCGGCGATTGCAAGGTCACTTGACGATATGATGGCTAATTTGGGGAAGCGGGAATTGCCGCCCGAAATGCAGCAAGCCGTCAAGGTTCTGTCGTCTCCACCCAAGCCCGCAGAAGCCCCCAGGATGCCCGCAGAGCCACGAACGGCCCCCGAAGTGGCTCCTGGGGTCAAACCGGAGGCGGTTGTCCCCGCTATCCCCGCAGTAGAACCTGCCCGTGCTGCCATGCAGGAATACAATCAACGTCTTACAATGACAATGGCAACGCGGGGTGATGTCGGGGTCAAGGCGCTCTTAAAAGAAATCTCAAAGCGATACGGAGTCACGCCAGACCAAATGATAGCGGCAGGGGCGGAGGCCAAAGCCGCGCCGGAAGCGAAGCCTGAAACGACCTCCATCAAAAAGGCCATTATGGAGGCCGAGCGCGTGGCGCGCGGGGCCGAACCGTTGCCAAAACCAACACCAGAAACACAACGACAGTGGTTGGATGAAGCCAAGAAGCGGGTCGAGGCCGACCCCGAACTTCCGCAGCGGTTGATCCAAAAACTCCGTGAAGAACCGCAGGCTCTCGACCAAGTGGAAATCGCCGTCTTGCAGAACCACAGGCGCAGTCTGAAAAATGCCTACCAAGAAGCCACGGACAACCTTTTTTCCGCCGCCGAGAGGGGCGACGATGCGGCGAAGGCAACGGCACAGGCAGTGGCCGACGCCTACGACGCCAAGTTGAACGAACTCGATGTGGCAACGCAGGTCGCGGGGACGGTTTGGGGGCGCACTGGCGTGGCCCGTCAAATCGAACTGGCGCAAGATTACTCGCTTGCGGGCATGGTGCGCAAGCAACAGGCGGCCAAAGGCGGCAAACGTCTGACTGACGCGGAATTGATGAAAATCAAGGCCGAACATGAACGGTTGGCGACGGTCGAAGCGGCGCTGGTGGAACGCGAAAAGGCGGTCGCGGCTCGTGAGGAAGCGGCCAAGACAACGAGGGTCACAAAACGCATCGAGGAACTTTCTCTAGCCAAGTCGAAATCCACCACGCTCCGGCCAACCTCTCCGCGATTCGGTGAGACCAACAGGGTCTTCACGCGGTCGCAACATGATGTGGCCCTGGCGAGTTTCAGAAGCAAGATGGGCCGGTTGACAGTCGGAGTGGATGTCGAGGCGATAGCCGACCTAACGAAAATCGGCGGCTTTTACTTCGAGGGCGGTATCCGTAAGTTCGAGATTTGGGCGGAGGAAATGGCGAAGGAACTTGGTGAACTGGCAATGAAAGCGCGGCCGTATTTCGGGCAGGTCTGGAAAGAGATTCACGCGAAGCGTCTGGATGAAATGCAGCAACGCATCGCGGCCAAATACGCTCGTGCGACAGCCGCCGGAAAAGAACCACGCGGGTTGACGAGTGACATCCAGGAACTCTTTACCATCTTTATCGCGCGCGGCCTCTCGCGCGATGCGGCGGTGGATGCCACTCACGATTTCCTGACCACGCTCGAAAAGACCATCTCCCGCCGCGAGACGATGGATGCAATTTCGGGATACGGCAAGTGGCGTTTTTTAGACAAGGACGCGCTCAAGGCCGAAGTCCGGCAGAACCAAGGCGAACTCCAAGAACTCGCCAAGTTGGAGGATATGGCCGAAGGACGCGCTCCGGCCAAGACGGGTTTCGAGCGTCAGTCGCCAAGCGATGCACGGCGCGAACTCATCAAGAAGGTGAACGATGCCAAGCGACAGGGCGGTTACAATATCCCTGACCCCGAAACGCAGTTGAAGTCAGCCGTCCAGTCGCTCCGAACACGCTGGGAGAACGAAATCACCGACTTGATGGCCAAAATAGAGGCGGGCGACTTTGCCAAACCGCCTAAACGCGAACCCATCGCGCTGGACAAAGAAATGTTGGAATTGAAGTTTGAGCGCGACAGAATCAAAAAGGAGTTCAACGAGGGCAACTTCAAGTTACGCATGGCCCAAAGGACGGTGTTGCAGAAAATCGTTGGGCTGGGGCAGGAAGCCCTCAATCTTCCGCGCGCTATAAAGTCCAGTTTCGACCTCTCGGCCCTCTTGCGCCAGAACCTAATCACGAGTGTTTCCCATCCGATACGGACCTTGAAAAAGACCGTGCCCGCGATGTTTAGGGGCGTGACTAAGCGGGGCGAACATAAGATTGACCTCGAAATCACGGAGCGGCCCAACTTCCCCAACTATGTCCGCGACGGACTCAACCTGACCGAACACGGTACGTCACTGGCAAAGATGGAAGAGATGTTTATGTCGCGCTACGCCGAGAAGATTCCCGGTGTGGCCGCGTCACAGCGGGCTTACACAACGACATTGAACATCTCGCGTGCGGATTCCTACGACGTTCTTGCTGCTACGCTGGCGAAGGGCCGTACATTGACGCCAGCGGAGGGCAAGATCATTGCCAACTTTGTCAACGTGGTGACGGGTCGCGGTGGTGGTGGGAAATACGGCAGTGCGCTTACAGGACTCAACTCGGTTTTCTTTGCTCCGCGCAATCTCATCAGCCGCTTCGAGTTCCTTATCGGACAACCGCTCTGGCATGGCATCTTGTCCGGCAAGGTTCCGCTCCGAGGGACCGTCAAAGTCCGACTTCTGATTGCTGGGGAGTACGCACGATTTCTGATAGGCATGGCTGTGATATACGGTTTGGCTGAGGCGGCAGGTTTGGAAATCGGCTACGACCCGCGCAAATCCACGTTCGGGAAAATCCGAGTAGGCAAGACCCTGCTCGACCCGCTTGCTGGATTGTCTCAGGCAACGGTTTTTCTGAGTCGCCTGATAACGGGTGAAAAGGTGACCGTGACGGGCAAAACGATTGCTCTGCGCGGAGAAAAGACGACCTATGGCGCGGGAGACATGCTCGACGTGATAGGGGATTTCGTGCGGTCAAAGTTAAGCCCTGTGTTTGGCGCTGGTGTCTCCGTCACCGCCGGCAAGACCTACATCGGGGAACCTATGACACCGGCCTCGACCGCCGCCGACCTTTTTATGCCGATGGCGCCACTGGACATCTACGAAACCATGAAAGCCAACGGCGTTCCCGAAGCGACCATTCTCAGTATCTTGGCGTTCTTCGGGGCTAGTCTCCAGACTTACGACGAAAAGGAGCGTAGGGCGAATCCGTGATAATCGCTTGTCGGAACAATCCGAAGGGTGTAGAATAAGGGAACCAGGAAAAGGAGGGTCTGAAATATGAAACGGACACTGTTGGCCGTACTGCTCGTGGCTGTGCTGGTTGGTGGGGTTTGGGCCGCTTACGAGCGGGACATTACGGGCGTCCTGCGGAAAGACGCCGCCACGATGACGGAGGCGGTGTTAAAAGCCATCGAGTATATCATTGACAACGGCGTGACCGTCAACGCCGGAACCAACCTGAATACCTCTGCGCTTGCGACGAACGCGAGCGTGGACGGGTTGGAGGCCGGGCTTGGCACCGCCACGACTGTTGCCGTGGACGGTGATGCAGCGGGGTCGGCGGTGGCGCACCTGCGCGGGATCAACAAGAAATTGGCGGCGGGCATCGTCGGTTCCGGTACGGCGGGGACGGCTGCGGGAGGAGTGCTGACGGTTCAGGGCGTGGCGAGCATGACGCCGATTCTGGCCACCGTGACCGGAGCCGTCACCACTTCTGGTACGGTGACGGAGGCGAGCGCGGCGACTATCCTGGCACGCCTTGTCGATTTGACGACTACGCCGGTGGCCAAGACCATCACGCCCCTGGTCAAAGAGGTTGCGGTCAGCGGTACGGGCGTGCCGCTCGTGGCGACCGAAACCTTCGCGCGGAAGGCATACCTGACGGCAAAGAAAACGGCTGGCGCGAATACGGGGTTGGTCTATATTGGCAGCAGTACGGTTGATGTCGCCGGACCTCAGCAGAACCAACTCGCGCCAGGCGATTTCATCGTCATCGACTTCGGACCCGGAACCAAGTTTGACCTTGCCCTCATCTACATCGACTGCGCTGCGGGGAACACGGACGGGGTTTCGGGGTGGTACATCACCCCATAAGGAGGGATGACATGAAGCGATTTGGATGGGTGATTTCTTTCGCGCTCATTCTGGCTCTCGCCCTGCCGCTGTGGGCCGACACGCACACCTGGAATAATGGGGCGGCTGATGGCAATTTTAACACCAACGGGAACTGGGAGGAAGGTTCTCCGCCCGCCGACACCGACACCATCGACATCAGCGACGAGACTGCCCCCACGACGAACCGGCCCACGGCGGGTAAGACGTTCCACTTCAACATCACGCACGCCCTCAACGCGGTAGTCATCAGCGATTGGCTCGATGGCGCGGCCATCGGAAACGTGACGGTCAACCACGCGGACGCGATGGTTTATTCAGGAACAAACGTTTCTGGGAATGTGATTGTATCGGCAGGAATTTGGACGCCTGGAACTACTGAGACGACGGTCGGAACGACGACGGTGGCGAGTGGTGCGAGTTTCTGGCCTTCTAATGCTACTTCGACTGGTCTTGTAACCATCAATCCCGGCGGCGTATTGATGGTTTGGAATACATTCACAGCCAACGGTGGTGTTTCGCTTGGTGGAACTCTGCAAATGGGCACGGTTCCTGCGGTTCTCGATTCCGCCTCTCCCATCCTCATCACGGCTGACGGCGCGGTCATCGACTGGGCCTACCTTGACATCTTCGGCGGCCTGAACGCGAACGGGAAAGCCGTCACGCACTCCAACACCACGGACGCAGTGCTGACCTGCGACCAGGCAGGCACGCTCGACCTGGGCACGACCACCGCGAACTCCATCGCCGTCACGAACACCGCCGCCGTGACCATCGGCAACTCGTTCGCTTGCGGCGGGTTCAACGTGCAAGGCAACGTGACGGGCGGGGGATTCACCATCACGGTCGGGGCGGGGGGGTTCACCTACACTTCCGGCACGCTCACGCCGAGCCTGGACATCACGGTTGGCGCGACGACGACGGTGGCCGTGTGGAACAACGCCGCCAACAAGTTCCGCACGTTGACGGCCAACGCATCGACCACGCTTTCGGGCCACGTTCGGTGCAAGGCGGTTGCGGGGTCGGGGGCCATCGTCACGGCCAGCGGCAAAAGCCTCCTGTTATCTCCCGCCGCCAATGATTTCTGGACTTACACGGGGGCACTCAGCGGGGCGGGTTTCGTTCAAATCTCTTTGCCGTCCGACTTGTCGAATACCGTTGCTTCGATTGCCACCTCGAACGTCGCGCTCTACGTAAGTTCTGGCGTTGGCGCAACCGCCTTAACTCTTACGGCCAATGCAGTTTCGACCGGAACGGCTGCGCTAACTGTCGATGGGAGTGCCGGAACGATTGGCGGCCTTTCGGTCGCAAACCTGACATCGGGGGCCATCACGCTGGGCGGTGCCGCGACCAGCGGAGTCCTCACACTGCGGCCAGGCGTCCACGTCATCACGGGGGCCTTATCAAAAAGTGGAACGGGCACGGCCAACGCCTTCAACCCGCAAGGGCGCATCTATCTCGGCGGAACGTTTACAGGGACCGGCATCGTGGTGACTCCGAGCCAGGAAGGCGCCATTGATTGTCAAGGCGTCGGGAAAGTGACGGCGGTCGTGGCTTCCGGCAACAGGCTCGTCGTCAGACGGGCGATTCATTCGTCCACCGGCATACCACTACGGTCGTGGGAAGCAGACGGATGCACAAACACGAGATTTTTGGGCCGTCGGACCATCGGCGGCGGGGACTTGAACTAGCGGAGGATGCGGCAATGATGGACAACGGATGTTTCCGAAAACACGCTTGGGTTATCGGCGTCATACTGCTCATCGTGTTGACCTTAGCGGGCGTCGTCTTTGCAATGGTCGGCAACTACGATGAGCGACTACGCAACGTGGAGAACGCAACGGCGGCGTCTGTTGAAAGAGGCAAGGCCATTCAGGACTCGCTGACGCGAATCGAGGCGGACGTGAAGGAACTCCGCCGACAAGGTAGGCCGTCGAACCAGTAAGGAGACAGGACATGGCAGCATGGACTTGGGTGACGGAGAATTGGACGGAAGTGGTGGCGGTTATCGGGGCGGTGGTCATCGTAGCACGGCTTATCGTCAAGTTGACGCCGAGCGATTCCGACAACAAGGTGGTCGAGAAAATCGTGGCCTTCCTGAAGGCCGTGGGCCTCCACGTGAAGGACTGACCCGATGGTGGAATATGTGTTCGGAGCGCTGGTGGCGGCGCTGGGGATCATTTTCTGGTTCCTGAACAACCGCGCCAAGACGAAGCGCGAAAAGGAGAAGGAGAGGGTGCGCCTTGAGGTGGAAAAACTTGCGGATGCTGTTGGCCGGAACGACCCTCGCGCTGTGCGTCTCGCTCTGGATAGGCTGCGGAGAGACGCGAGGCCCTGAGTTTTTGCCGGTGGTTGACCGTGTGTTTTTCGTGCCGGAGGGGACGCGGCTGGAGGCTCCGGCAGGCAAGGTCATCATCACGGAGGGGCCGGACGGGAAGGTTGAAGTCCATGCGATGGACCTGCCGTACAAGGGCGTCGTCATTCAGGAAGGCTATTTTCTTCTCCTGATGCGCGAGGCGATGGAAAAGAGCGACTTCCCGATACCGACCCCCAGTGCGCCATGAACCCCCAGAGAGGGACATTGAAATCTACCGAACAAGACTTAGAACGCGACATTCGCCAGAACCTTTTTCTGATTGAAAAGGCACTGGACGCAAAAGACCTAGAAGCCATCCAACGGCTCGCTGAGGGCATTGTTAGATTGTGCATGATGTTAAAAGTAAAAACGAGCAAACAGGAACGCGCGGTGCGCGGGGTTCAAGCCTTTTCCTGAGACTGGGTCTGGTGCGATTTCTGCCAATCCTCCGCGAACTTCAAGTAGTTGCGTAAATCAGCGTAGTTGTCCTCGTAAAATACCAACCGCATCCGGTTAAGTTTTATGGCTACCATGAGAAGCGCCCACACATGAATCGGCAAGGGTTCTCCGCGCTTGATGGCGTCAGCGTGTGGTTGCAGAAGCGGAGCGCACATCATGGCTATCCCGCGCCAATTCTCATCCGGTGACCCGTACACTTTTCCCCGTTCGCGCTGGATGGCCGCCAACCGGCTCTGTTCAACTATCTCAAGCATCTCCGTTAGGGTTTTCACGTCCGCCTCCGTTTCCTGTAGCCGACCCGCCACAACAGCCGCGCCAAGTTCGTCGCCGCCTTCTTCACGCGACTTTCGGCCAAGTGCGGCAGTTCGCCGTGAAGCCCCTCGTGAAGCCAGGCGTAGAGTTCCAGGTGCGCGCCTAACGACGGCAAGATGTTCATGTCCTTGTTGTCGATACACCCCGCGCAATCGACCCGCGTGATGCGAAACCGCCCGCTCGACAGCGTGATGCTTTTCAGCGGACTCTTGGCGCGGGTCACGGCTTCCCCTTGCTTAATCCAACCATCGCCCTAGAAATCTCCCACGCCGTTCGTCAGGGTGCTTGCTCATGTTTAATAATATGAAAAATCAACCATGCCTCTAGGTCTTCAGGATTAACGTCTGGGGGAAGCCAAATCGTTCCTTCAGGCAACCCTGTGCCTTCAAACCCATATTCGATTCGATACATGCGCCAGTCTTCCATCCATTGTGGCGGCCGAAAGACCGCCAACTCTGTCAAAACAGGGCGGATTTTTCTACTCATGGCTTCCCCTTTCGCCGGTACATCGGTGCGGGTGAACATCGACCTGTTATATCAGGCACGGAAAAATATCGGCACTCCAACAGCCCCGCCGCCATCGCCGGTCGGATAACCTTTTTGAGCGCGGTTTCCTTCGACACGCCCAAGTATTCGGCAATCTCGCGGGATTTGACGAAGCCTGGCGGTCGGTCTTTTTGAAGAGACTCCGGCATGTCCCGCGCAAGGTCGCGGAGCATGGCCTCAATGTCGGGCAAAGTTATACTTTTGTTGCCCGCGCGACCTGTGACTTGATGGGTGCGACCTTGATTTCCCATTGCGTTCTCCCTTTATCATCCACGTCGAAAACGGCGAACCCGAAGTCCACCAGACCAGACATCCGCCGCGCGCCATACTTGGTCCCCATCGCTTGAAGCGCAGGCAACGTCATGGCCCACCGTTGTTTAGCCCCGCTGAACACCCAACCTCCGACGCTGAAGTGAACATGAGCGCGAATCAGGAAGTCGGCTCGCGGGGCTTGCTTTGCTTCGGCCCATAACGAGTTCCACACCAGATCGCGCATGATGGCCGTGTGGCGACCGTAGGGTACTTGCGACATGCCGACATGGTGTTTCACGTCAAAGATGATGCCGTTCACGTCGTACCATTCGTGGTCGTGGGCCGTGGTGCTAAAGGCGCGGGCGATTTGATCCTCCCAGTCTTCTTCGTCGCCAACGTGGTAGGCGGTCCCGCGAACCAAAGAGTATTTTTTGCCGCCGATTTCCTGTAGCCCGCGTACCGCCATTTCCACTTGCTCATCGCGGTCCGTGACTAACAACTCCGTGCCCCCGCTTCTGCGCCCCGCGCCCTCAATGCCATCGCCCGCGAAAACCGCCAAGTCGATGGGCCGTTCTCGCCGCAACTCCTTCAACGTGCGGGCATACCATCGCCAACATTCTCTCTCAATCTTTGTCCACTTGGCGTACCGCCCGCGTTTGAGGTTGGCCTGCCATTCGGGGGGCGTAAGTCCCGCGCGGTGGCCGCAATGAAAATCCGAAACGACGACGATGCGCTTAGTCATTTCGCACTCCTTCGTCTGGTTCCTCGAACGTCACCAACCCGTTCCGCATACGCGGCATCCGGTAAAAGTCCTCGCACGTTTCGTCCACGCCAGGCGTTTTCGAGAACCACGATTGCCACATCGCGTCCGGCTTGGCGCGATAACGATAGCACTTCTCCCTCGCCGAACAGCCCTCGCCCTTACACATGGTTATATCGGGCATGGTTTCGTTTTCTCCTCCCGGTCTAGTAGTTTTTGGCAAGACGCCTCCACGGCATTACAAGCCGTTATGGCAATCGCCAGCATGTCGTTTGAACACAGAAGATCATGGTTATAGATGGTAATTTCGCGTTCCTCTGCGTGTCCGCCCCGCAATAAAAACCGGACTCGCATGGACACACCGGAGTTGGCCCACCCAGGCCCGCTTGCCGACCACGGACGAGCCGTGTTCTGCAAGACGTGAGCAGAAACGACCCCCTTCGGGAACTGTTTTTGGTATTCTTTCACGATGGCTCCTTTCCCTCTTTCGCCGCCGCCGTCACTTCCTCCTCGTGCATCCGCTCGGCGGTCGCAAGAAGCGCTATGGCCTTTTGGACCATCTCGTCAATCAGGAAAGCCCCGCCAAGCGACTGGGCTTCCATCGCCTTTGCCATGCTCGCCCTCAATGCTTGGGATTTGGCTATCGCCCGCGTCAAACGTTCGCTTCTCGGTTCGTCGTCTGGACAGGTGGCTACGGTGCTCATTTAAGACTCCTTTCGCATTTGTGGTCTCGCACGTCGTTCTCGCACCCGTTCGTTCGTCCTGCGCAATCCTGGGCGTCCTGGGAGCATTGTGGCCCCTCTTGTACCTTTGCCGCTGCCAACAGCGGCCCACCTTCCAAAACCCGTTTCGTCCACGCAATCGCGGCGTCCGACTTGTCGATGAGTACGGCGTCGCGCCCGTGTTTCTGACAAGCCAAGCCCACTACGCCGGACCCGCAGAAGGGATCGAGTACCCGTTCGCCTTCGTGCGTAGAGTTCAGTAGCAAGGTCTCAATGAGGGCCAGGGGCTTCTCCGTCGGATAATGATTCCCTTGAACCCGCTTGCACCGCTGAACGTCCGGCAACGCCAGGTCATTTAGCCGCCGCTTCCCCTTCTCCAACATGACGACGTACTCGTGCCTTGCCCGCCAGTGATACCCCATCCCCGCATCTTCCTTGTCCCACACAAGATTTTTGACATAGTTGAACGGCGTCTCGCTTTCCCGAACCCAGTTGTTCAGGGTCGCTTGCACTTCACAATCGGCGAAGAAATAGGCGTGCGAGTTTTTTTTCAGAAGCAATCCCAAGTTGTTGAACGCTTCCCAAAGGTCGTCGGCGTCGATAGTGTCAAACCACATCTCGTCGCGCTGCTTGGTCGCGTCACGATGCCCGCCAAGCCGCGTCGTGGTCCCGACGTTCCGCCACTTGTCGAGGGTCCAGTAGGGCGGGTCGGTGATGATGCAATCGAACGAGGCGGGTCGTTCGCGAACTTCCGTTTCGAGCCAGAGAAGTGCGTCGGCCTGAATGATCTCAATCCTCATGGTCGATTTCCTTTCCGGCGGAACAGCCTACCGCCTCGGCGATTTTCTCCCACGTCGGAGTCCGACGGCAAGTCGATTGGATCGTAGGGAAAAAGATAGGCGATGGCGTCGGTTGCACCAAAGCGCATTTCAACCCAGTTGGCCACACCCTGACTACACCAAGTCCAGACCGCCTTCCCCTGATTCACGGCCAGCCTCGCATCGTGCTCACTCAAAATCTTGCACTCGACCCGTAGCGTTATCGCTGTCTCGCTCACTTGCCGCCCCCCTTCACTTCAAACGTCAGCACCCACACCCACGGATTGGAGGCCCAGGAGTATCCGCGCTTGGCGTTCAGTTTTTCCCAATGCTCCATAAATGCTGCTGTGCCGTTAGGACACCGGAACCCTTCGGCCCACGCGCCTCCGTCGATGTGCTGGTCGTACTTGTCCTTGCGGTCGATGTCTTGCAGACATTCGACTCGCACCGCCTTGAGAGTCAGAAACAGGCGGCAGGCCCAGCGCGGCATGTAAATGGACGGACGCCACCGCCCATAGGCCGTGGGCTTGTCGCCGTCAGCGGCGAAAACGACTTTGGGCCGAGAAGGTACTGGACCCAAAACAAAGGCGGGGCAATGGCGATTATTCCACTTGCGGTTGACGGCCCAAGTTTCCCTCACCCACAAGGTATCGCCAATGATGCCATAGGGGCAATGAATCCGTTGGTCTCCTCGGCGGAAAAGTCGCTCCGTTTCCAAAGAACCGTCGGTGCAGGTTCCATGCAATCTTTTGAACTGCGGTCGCACCACCCTGCGCGTCTGCGTCTTGCGGCCCTTAAGAATGGCCTGGACCATCGGCGTCGAAAAGATAATCGGGTGTTCGCTCACTTGCCGCCCCCCTTCTTCCACCTACGATTCCGTCCTCGCCGCCGTTTCCCGCGCCACGGCCAGAAAGTCGTCCGAATGCACTAGTATCCAGAAGCCCCGCCCTGATTTTGGATGCAGGGCGGCCACAAACCGCTTGCCCTCGGCTTTCGCGTTCGCCAGGCCCTCGTCTATCATCGCTCGGCCTTCGGCGTTGAGGAATCGCGCCAAGTCCCCATGCTTCGTTTCAACGTACAGCGTCGGATGCACCGTGTCCGACGCCGACTCGTCCGACCGTCCGCTACTACCAGAACAACGGTTCCGCCGCGTGCCGAAGAACGCGGCGATTCTGCGCTCCACGGCTTTCCAGGTCCGGTCAGCCATCACTCGCCTCCTTTCATCGGCAGCGGGATCGTAAAATCTTCTCGACACCACGTATCCACCAACATACGCTTTCCTTTGTAGCGAACTGGTTGCCAGCGGCCCCTCTGTTTCCAGGTCTTTATTAAGTCGCAGTGAAGAAAAAGTCGAATTAAATTAACAACGGAATGGCCTCGAATCTTCTCGATAGGAAACCCACGACGGTCTAGTGCGATAATCACGTCTCGCCTCCTTTCGCCTGCTCTGCAGCCTCGGCCTTCTTTGCCCGTTCTTTTTGGTACTCGGCCTCTTGCATGGCCCTTCCCTGAATCTCACGCAGAAGACCATCTACCTCGTGGGCATACTCACACGAATCTGCACGGTCTTGAGCCTGGCGTCGATGTCGCTCTAACCGCTCGACCTCGGCCTTGAGCACCGCGTTCTCCGCCTCAGTAGCGGTTAATCGAACCACCGCCTCATCCCGTTCCTTTTCGACGACCTCGCTGACGACGCCTGCGTACACTTCTGGCGTAGCAATAGCCGCTCGTAGTCGCTCGACCTCGGCCTTGAGCGCGGCGACCTCGGCCTGGGCACTAGTCAAACTCTTCATAGATTGTACCAGTTGGCTAACAAAACCTTGCTGGTTCGGGCCGCACCTGGCGCAGAAAGGCCCTATAAAGATGGCAATCTCGGTTAACTGGTCACAGATTCGGCATCGGTACGCCGACTCCGTGCTTGTTGTGCTCGCATTGTTCATGGCTCCTCCTTTCCTGCCGACTTCACCGCCTCGTCTAGCGCTCTCATGTAAGGACAATTCCACCCGTCCCTTTCGATTTCAGGATGCTTGCCTTTCAGGTATGACAGGAGCGAGGTTGCCGCCACCACAACGGCCTCGGCCTTCTCCCGCGCCGCTCGCTCGGCGTCTCGCTGCCGGAGAAGGCAGATATAACCATCCGACACGTGCAGGTCCAACGCATCCATCGGCACTCCGCAACCTGGGCACTTCGCTATCGGCTCTACCTGCTTGCTCATGGCTTCTCCTTCGCCGCTATCCCACTTCATGTGAACTTCCATTTGTCCAAGATTGCCAAGTCCACAATCTCGACAAAACCATAACCTTCAACCTTCACCGTCACGCTCAAGTTCCCACTGCTCACCACAATCCCCTTGCCCTCCGGTCCGACGGCCTTGCAACCAACTTTGACGCCGGAAAACGCCAACGCCCTCTGCTCCCTTTCCTTTTGGAGCCTCTTTAGCGTATCGGCCTCGATGGTTTTGTCCGATGCGGGTTCCGCTTCATCGCTCCACCGCCCCTGGTTCAGCCACGTTGCGGGGTTCGGGATATACCCCTCTCTCCACCGCTTCGATTTCTTCTGCGTATTCACGGCAGCCAGGATAGCGGCGAGGTCCGGCTTGTCTTTCGCCTTGTCCCATGCCTTTTGCGCCGCCTTCTTGCCGACCTTCGAGGGATAGGCGCGCCAGAAAACATCAAAAGCATCTTCCTCTTCGTCTCTCTCTTTATCTTCATCTACATCTTCATCTACATCTAGTGTGCCAGAGTCGTGCCAGTTCTGTGCCAAGTCTGTGCCACGGTTGCGAAAACTGCCATCGCGCTGATGTCGATTCCAATCAGGAAAAACAAGGGTTCCATCGAGCATTTTGTCGATTAATCCGCAACCGATTAATTGTGCCAAGATTGTGCCAAAGTTGGCCGACGAAATGCGCAATGCTTTTTGTAGTCGCAAAACCTCTGTGCCAGGCACTGCGCCACGGGGCGTCTGCCGAGCGGCCAAGTCGTACAATTCTCGGAACAAACCACGGGCCGTCAAGGAAAGAGACTGCCACCTTAAAGACGCCGCCGCAAGGTACGGATACCACTTCAGGAATGGCAACTCGGACATGCGCCGTTGGGCTTTTTTCATGTCTCGCTCTCCGCCGCGAACAGCGGCGCGTCAGTGGCCGCGCGGAGGCGATTGCAGGCAATGTCGAAATATTCCGCGCCTGTCTCGATGCCCGCGAACCGGAAGCCTTCGAGCATGGCCGCCTTGCCCGTGGAGCCGCTCCCCATGAACGGGTCCAGGACGACGCCCTCCGGCGGCGTCACGAGCCGCACGAGCCAACGCATCAGGGCGGTCGGCTTGACGGTGGGATGGTGGTTGACTCGCGGCGCGGTGTTAGCCCGCTCGCCGTCGCGGAGTCCACCGACCCCGCCGTCGCGGAGTCCATCATCCCTATCCGCCTTGCTCGCCTTTGCGCAGTAGAAGAACCGGGCGGCGGAACCGGAGTCGCCGTAGAAACAAGACTCGCCCATGTTCTCGCCCGTTGCCGAACCATATCGCCCCTGTGTGCCGAGTTTTCCGCGTGTAGGGCCAGACGCCACTCCCGATGCTCCGCCTTGCGGGAACAGCCCCACCACTTCCTCGCTGCCGTCGTGGACGAGGTTCGCGGGCCAGCGGCCGGAGGGGCTACTTGTCACGCCATTCGGCACGCCTTTTGCCTTGCCGTATCGGCCGTGTTTTCCGAACGCGCCCAGCCCTGAATCCGGTGGCCGAAAGACGCGGCAGTCGTCAGTCCCTATTCTGCACCCATCCACGTTTATCCCACCCGTCCCGTGATTGAGGACGTTCGCCGCAACCGTCCCATCGAGGGGCTTGCGGGCGACGATGATGGGTTCCCAGGCAGGCTTCAACGCCGTGCCCCAACCTTCCCACTGTTCGGCGGCAGGCGTGGCGGGGGCGGTGACGGGAACCTCGCAAGGCTTCTGGACAATGCCTACGCCGCCACGGGCAAGGCCCCCATAACCCTGGTTGTCGGCTACTTGTATGCCGCGAGAGTACCCCACTACTTCACGCCACCCCTTCCACGCTTCCTTGAACTCCGCCCTGGTCGGCGCATGTCCAAGAGACCGTTCCAGCGACTTGCGGCAAGCGTCCGCGTCAATCGCCTTCGACACATCCAGCGACTTCGGGAACCCGCTGCCATAGACCCACATCACCGTGTCCCGAATCTCCCAGCCCGCGTCCTCGATAGCGCACATGAGCCGATGGTGCGTCCGCGTCCCGCCGAAAGCCAGGAGGTGCGCCCCCGGCTTGGCGATGCGCAACATTTCAGTCCAGAAATGGACGCCCGGAATGCCGTGGTCCCAGTCCTTCCCCATGAACGACAGGCCATACGGCGGGTCCGTCACCACGGCGTCCACGCTGCCCGCCGCAAACGTCGGCAGGACTTCGAGGCAGTCACCGAGATAGCAGACCGCCCGCCCGTCGCCGAAGATGTCAACCCGCTCGCTCACTTGCCGCCCGCCTTCGCCGCGAACAGCGGCGCGTCCGTCGCCCTGTCCGATACTGTGGTCTGCGGGGCGACCGAGCATCGGATACGGTCAACGGCAATCTTGAAATACTTGGGTTCGATTTCGATGCCGATGAACTTGCGGCCAAGTTGCATACACGCCACGCCCGTCGTGCCTGTTCCCATCATAGGGTCACAACATGCATCGACCGAGAACAATTCAACCGCCCGATGCATGATGGGATATGGTGTATAGCCTGGATGCCCATAGGTGTTCTCTCGAAAAAAGTAGCCTTCGCCCTTCAGCCGGATTCCCTTCCACAAATCGGGCACACACCTATTTGGCTTGCCACATGCCAAAGTTATCTCAAATTGGTCGCTCCACCCGCCACGGAACGGGCCGCTTGCCCCTCGTGGTATCACCACGAGATGCGCTTCAGGCAAAAGCCCAAGCCACAACAGAAGTTTATATCGCGGGGCAACCCAAAACTGGTTTTGGGCAAGACGCCGACATTCCTTGACTCGCGCTGCCGCCCAATTTGTGTATTCTTTGTCGCTCATTGCGTCGTTGTGTGCCCCATAATCTTTTCCAACATTATACGGCGGGTCTGTCACCACGGCGTCCGCGCTGCCCGCCACAAACGTCGGCAGGATTTCAAGGCAGTCTCCGAGATAGCAGACCGCCCGCCCGTCGCCGAAGATGTCAACCCGCTCGCTCACTTGCCGACCCCCTTTGTTTTTGTAGTCGCGCGACCTCGGCCTTGAGCGCGGCGACCTCGGCCCTTAATGCCTCGTGGCTTAGAACGAGCGCCTCAATGGCTTCGCCATCTGCATCATCACAGGGACGCATAGCCCGCAATGCTCCGTAGTGTTTTACCTGTTCCACTGTGAGAATCTTGCCCACGGCTTCTCTCCTTATCGCCATCGCCCGCCTCCTTTTTACCAGTTTGGTGCATGACCCTGTTCCGTCAAACTTGCCGTCTTTGGTGAAGAAAAAATCCCGATTGTCGGAAATGGGGTTTCCGCCATATTCGATATGAAGCCGGTCTAGGTTCTCGCCCCCGATGGCGCTAAGGGTGAGACCGCTTACCTCATCTCGGATTTTCCATCCATCTCTTATCTTCATCTCCCGTCTCCTTTCGTGCTCCCTTAAAAAATCGTGGCCGTGGCCGGAGTTCCTGATAAACTTCCAGTGGAGTCACCGGCTTCTGCTTTTCGGTATCTGGCGGCCTACGGAGTCGAACCGTAGACTAAGCAGCAAACTCTCCAGTCGTATATTTGACTGCCCCGATGAGTTACCGCCACTGATGCCAGTCCGTCCTGCGTGTCCTGTCCACGCCGCACGGCCCACGATTCCAAAGAACAAGGGCAGCTGGCCAGCAAGTTCACCAGAGGCCACCTGGTCGGATGCCAGTACGCGTGTAGCCCACGAGGGGCCGCAGCCGCCCTATTTACTTGTCAAAAACTGAGCGACTGGCCGGATTACTCGTACTGCTTATAAACAAGCACGAGCGTCCCAACCGTCGTATATTATGCGTCCGCGTGACGCGCGCAGCCGCCCACTTTTACTCTCGTTCGACGTTGTGGAGCCAGACCTCGTAACTCCTGTCGTCGCCGTCCAACTGGACTTCGAGGACTGGCAGGCTGCAGGTGTCGTGGGAACCCCGTACCCTTCCAACCCGTCCTGCAAACTTCGTGCCCGTCACGTGCTTGCCAGGTACTCCTTGCTCGTCGGTCGGGTTATCCTTGACCCGTACTCTCGACCCAGGGCAACATAGCGCCTTCTGCTCAAGAGTCGGCGGAGGTGGAGGAGAGGCGGTAAGGTCGCCTTCCCGGTAGCCGGGGTGCAGCATTTCGACGGTGTAGTATTGCCAGGCACCGTCGAGAAGTTCTGCGCGGGCAATACGCACTATCTCGCCCGACGGAGTGCTTACGTATCGCCAGTCCTTAAACTTCCTCGGCGGCATCTCCGGCGGCTTCTCGGCAACAGGCGGGTCGAGAGAGTCGGCAACTTTGCCAAACCGAATATCAAGTATGCTTCCTGACCCGTCTCGCATCTCTCTCAACGCCTCCGCAATCTCCCGTCTTACATCTTCCGTCGTCATCCACGTGTTTCTCATGCTCCTTCTCCTTTCATCGCCGCCCGCACCTTTGTCAAACAGTCTTTGAGATAGTCTTTGCGGCGGATTCAATCAGTTGTCCAGCCTGCACAAGGTCGTTTTCGGCGTCATCCAAATCTTCCGCCAGGTCCCTGGCCTCGTCGGCCAAGAGTCGCAGTTCATCGCGCAATACTGCGGCTCGTTTTTTGCGACTCTCAATGGCGGCAATAATTGTTTCGAGCGTCATGTCCTTCCTCCTTTTGCCAGTTCCGTCCGATTGCACCGCCTACTCACGCCGCTGGGTGTCAAGCAAAATCGCCAACACCCTTTTCCAGTACTTTAACGTACTTTTTCTCTGTGGCCCTTTACCACCGCCGTTGTGAATCCTGGCCCGCGTCTCGAACGTGTCAGGATACCCGTAGTGCCGGATATAATAAGAAGTCACGACACCGAACATCTCCCACGCCTTAGCGGGATCGAAAGCGTCGTCGTGCACATATCGTTCCTCGCCCAAGATTCGATTCGCATCGGCTACGTAGATTGCGCGGATTTGGATGATGCCCCTGGCGTCCTCGTCCTTGTTGTGCGCCCGGGGATTGCCTTTCGATTCGACCTGCTCGATTGCCTCCTGCTGCTCGGTCGTCAGTTCCGCCCCGAACACCGCCTTCGCCAGCACAAACCCGACCGTGACATAGATGAGCAAGTTCATGCTCTACCCTCCCGCGTCACCGTCGCCCGCATCCGACGCTCAATGTACGCCGCCGACACGCGCGAACGAATGGCAACAGCCAATTGTTTCTGGCCTTCGTCCCCCGCCGCCCCCGCCGCCGCCGCCCTCGCCGCCCCCGCCGCCTCCCACGCCGCCCCCGCCGCCGCCCCCCCCGCCGCCCCCGCCGCCGCCCACGACGCCGCCCGCGCCGCCCACGCCACCGCCGACGCCGCCCACGACGCCCTATAAAACTCATCGCGGTCGATGGCCTCACCCGCACCGTAGCGCGCGAGCAGACGCAATACGCGGTTGACCGACGCCCTCGCCTCCGTCTTTGGATTGGTCAAGCACTGAAGGCCAAGCCCCAGGCACTCGCCCAGGACGCGGCAGGCGAAGCGGTGTGACTTGCTCCCGTATTTCCCCGCTGTGCGGAACAGTAGCCAATAGAGGTTGCTCGCCCGCTCGACCGGCCAGCCGTCCCAGGCCGCCGCGCAGTCGGGGAATGTTTGCATCAGGTTCTTGATTTGGCCTGGCACGCCGCACACGCCCAGAGCCTTGTGCAACTTCACCGCTTCCTCGATTTTCATGGCTTTCTCCTAAGCCGGAACAAGAAGGTTGTTGACGATTTTCCAACCTGCGGGCGGTTTTTCTGGCCTATGCGCGCCGGACAGGTTCGCGCCGGACAGGTCCGCGTCGGACAGGTCCGCGCCGGACAGGTCCGCGCCGGACAGGTCCGCGCGGGACAGGTTCGCGCCGGACAGGTTCGCGCCGGACAGGTCCGCGCCGGACAGGTTCGCGCCGGACAGGTCCGCGTCGGACAGGTTCGCGCCGGACAGGTTCGCGTTTTTATCACGGCTACGGTCACTGGCGGCCAGAAACGCCCGAACTCGCGGATACATAGGCAGAAGGAGCCAATCCCAGCCGATTTTTTTAATGAGGCGGATGCTGGCGAATGCCGCCTTGTCGCTTCCGTCACCATTGATTGGTCCTCGCCCTTCGGCCAACCATAGGTCTGCCTTTGGCTTCCACCAGGCGAGAGGGTCACTCGTAAGGTGATAGCCTTTTGAACAACATTCCGGGTCAGCGATTTTCGGCGTCCATTTTCTGGATTGATATTGGAGGGTTCCTCCGTGGCAAGAACGGCCATCCACCAATACCTTGAACATCGCAACAGAAATCGCTTTCGACTTCATGGCCTTCTCCTTTTACGACACCCTCTCGACCTCGACGAGTTCTCCTTTCCGGCAGGGAGGCGCGAGTCCTCGCCCCCCTGCCGTCCTCTACTCGCCCCAGGTGCGCCACCATCAAAATGGAATTTTGGTGTCTTCAAAGGGCAACTCCTCGGTCGGTGGCGTCTCGCCCTTCGCTTCTGGTTCTATAACATCCGCCGCATCCAGTACGGCCTTCGTCCGCTTCTTGCTTTCGGCGAGCGACTCATCGGCGTTGACGACTGCGCCCGCTCGCCTATCTTCTTCAACTGCTATTTCCTCCAGGATCGCCCTGTCGTAAGGGCTGAGGTTGACGTGCTTGCACAGTCGCCGTATCGGAGCCTTTCGGAACATCTCCGCCAGGTCGGTGATGTAGGCTCCAAAGTTCGCCATGCGGCTCTTGCTGCGGATATGATTGAGGTCTTGCCGGTTCATGTGCTCCGCAAGGGCCAGGTTGTCGCTTATCCATGCGATAGCGTAGGCCGCCACGATGTCCTCGTCGTCGTGCCGACCCCCGACGACAGGCTTGTGGACGATGGGAGGTTGACTGCCGATGTTCACCGTGTATTCGTCGCCCTTATAGACGATGCCCGACTGGATGGCCTTGACCTGGCCGCTTCGGTAGGCCAGGGCTTCATAGCCCCGATACCCGACCATGAGTTGACATTGATTTTTGAACGGCACAAGGTACGCCTGGCCCATCACCCCGCCAATGACCATCCCGTACCGGCACGCATCGGCCACGGACTTGAGGACGCTCTTGCCGGTACATGACAAAAGTTTGTCCTGAACACTCTTGTCGGCCAGCGCGATAGCCGATATGCCTGTCGATATGATGAGGTCCACGTCCAGACCCACCACCCTGGCAACATGGGCCGCGAGGCCAGCGCGGTTAGCATGAAGCAAGTCGCTCACGTTCTGCATCGTCTGGACGGGTTCGGCCAGCGGATGCGCGTACACAGTTACGGCTATGGTTTCGGTCATTGTTCATCTCCTACAGGGCAATCACATTGTCCAGGTCGTCGTCGTCTTTCGGTTCAGGAGGCACTTCTCTCCCCGCGATGGTGGCGCGGTCTTTGAGTATGGTTTCGAGGCCGTCTGCGTAAGGAGTCCACTCCTGGCCCGCCCACGAGGGCAGGATAAGTTCTTGGAGTTCCTCTGGGTATCCAGGCCAGTCGTTGAATCGCTGGCACAGAACGTATTGCCGCAATGCGTCTGTGGCCTGAGCGCGGCCGAGTTCCAACTGTTCCGGCGTCAACTCGAAACACTGAATGTCGTAGGGCGGGGCCTTCTCGACCGCCGCGAGGATGTATTTCCTAAACTCACGTTTGGCCGCCGCTTGGAATCCATCGGAGTAGATGCCACCCTGAAAAAGATAGCCGTTGCGATAGGCGTCCGCGCCGAACCGATGAGCCGCCGCGCTCTGTGTGGATTTGAGGTCAAGGATGATCCCGCCCTTTACGTTCACGGCGTCGAGGCGGGCCTTGAGAAGCAACCCGCTTTCGGCATGAACCCACTGGAGACTGACTTCGGGTTCCATCGTCTTGAGCAGCGGGCCGAGAAACGGATGGGCATGAACGGCCTCGCAAATGCCTTTGCAAATATCATAGGTCGCTCTGGACAGGCACGGTTTGCCCTGTTCGGCTTCCCATTCACGATAGGCTTTCGTGTTTCGCCCGAACGGTTCGCACGTCCTAAGATTGATGGGGCCGCCCGTAGCGTAAGTTTCCGCGAATCGCTCCGGTTCGAGAAGCGCGGCGTGAATCGCTTGGCCATCTTCCATCGCCTCCGTCGTCGTTTCTTCGGGATGGTCCTGCTCCCATTGAAACTGGCGCGGAGTGCTGGCGTACAGCGTCCACAGCCTGCCACGCGATAGCCCAGGCCAGACGTCGTATTCAGCGTATGGGACGTTCGAGAAAAGCCCCACTTGGGGGTCGCCTTCGCTCATTCGCCCGCCCCTTTCTGCCGCGCCGCCTGCCGCTCGGCCAGAAAGAGCGCGTCGTCGAGGGCGGCCTCTGCGGACTCGTCCGTCGAAACGCTCAACTCGCTTCCGGGCGTGGAAATCTTGGCCGTGTAGCCGTCAGAGAATTTCCCCATCAGCGTAACCCGCCAGCCCTTCTCTTCAATTCTCGTCAACATCTGTTCGATATTCATTCGCCCGCCCCTTTCTTGAAAAACGCCGTCCAGTATTCGCGCCGCACATTGGTGCGCGCGTGGCACGACTGGCATAGTGAAACTAGGTTCACGGGGTCGCTGTCTTTTTTGTCGTAGTTGCCGTGATGCACATCGAGGGCCTTCTCGCATTCGGCCTGTGGCACACCACATAACATGCACTTGTAGCCGTCGCGCCGCCGCACTTCCTCGCGGAGTTCTGCGTTCCATTCCCATCCGTAAGGTTCGCGTGAAATGCCTCCGAGCCAGGCCGGATGTCGGAAACCTTTCCGCGCGGCAGACATTTTTGCCCGTGTCTCTAGTGAAGGAATCTTGCCCTTGCTTGCGGCACCTATCTTGGCCCGTGTTTCTGGTGAAACTACGTGTCCTTTTAATATAGCGGATATTTTGGCTCGTGTCTCCGCTAAGGGTTTATGCCCCAAGCAGTTCTTGTTACCCTTTAGGGCAACGGATATTTTGGTCCGCGTTTCCGACGACACCTTTCTACCCTTAAGCGCGGCAGACCTTTTTGCTATTGTCTCCGCTGAGGGCTTATGCCCAAGACAGTTTTTCTTGCCCATCATGCCCGCGCTTATTTTCACCCGCACCCACATTGGCCTTTCCTTGCCTTTATTGGCAACGGACAGTTTTGCCCGCGTCTCCGGTGTATGGTGTTTCCCCCACATCGGATGCTTGTCGCCTGTTCTCCCGTACATCCAATTTTTGTCGCCAGTTAGCGCCGCGCGCATCTTCGCTATCGCCTCTGCGGAATAGTGGCTACCTGCTCTCATGGCTCTCTCCCGAAGCACGAAAAGAGGTCTGCGGCTCGGCGGGTGTAAGGGAAGGACCGTGGTAGGTTCTTCGCGCCGCCTGCAACAGACCTCTTTCGATGCTTCATGGAGCATCCTTCCCTTACACCATGCCAAACTACCACGGGCTGCGCCTATTGCAAGCAAAATCTTCTACAAAATATGCCCCATCCGCTCGACGGCTTCCCGAATCACTTCCTCTGCTTGCGACAAAGTTATCTCCACCCCTATGAGTGCCATCGTTTGCTCCTCCTCGAACGAGATTGTCTCATAGATCGCCTTCCCCTTCCTCCTCATCCTCCTCCTCATCGTCCTCCAACTCGTCCTCTTGGCGGTCGATGTCAAGGCGATGGTCGTCCTTGAAGTCCTCCCATTCTTGGTCAGATACATCGGGGTCGGGACACGCTCGCGTCATATCTCTACCTCCAAATGGACCCGTTCGCACGTTCCTCGCTTCGGCAGCGGCGCGTCGCCGTATTCCCGACGCCACTTTCGATATGACCACAGCGTGCATTGCCAACAGTCACCGCCCAATCGCCACTGGCCAATCTCAACGAAGGCGACACCGCTCTCGTCGCCTTGTTCAAGGAAGGGCCGGGCTGGCCCTGAAAAGAACGCTATCGGTTCATTCCCGGCGTATCTTTTCTCGTCCACACACAGCCAGCCTATCACCATTTTGCCCGCTCGCCGACGAATCTCGCGCGTCATGGCCTGCCCTCCTCCTCCGCCTTCCGCTGGGCCTTGTCTAGCGCTGCCTCGGCCTTGTCCAGCGCGTCGTCGGCCTTCCGCCGCGGCGGCCCTTATCCACTCGACCTCGGCCTGTTTCCACTCGGCCTCGGCCCGTTTCCGCTCGGCCACGATTTTATCCCTCGTGTCATCCATCTTGCGCAGCGCAACGTCAATTTTCACCCAAGCGAGCCTGGCCTCGTCTCGCTCCGTCTGTAACTGTGCCAGTGATTTCATTGCCTGCCCTCCTCCTCTGCCTTCCGGTTGGCCTCGTCCATCACGGCATTGACAAACGCGGAAGCGGCCTTGCGTCTCTTGTCGTCGGCCTTGTCCACGTCCTCCTTTGCCCTCCGCCACTTGTCGTCGGCCTCGACAAACTCTTTTCGCAACTGTGCCACTGATTTCATGGTCTGCCCTCCTCCTCAGCCGCCAGTTCCTTTTCCACCAACTCCGCCGCGTTCAAGAGCACGGTCGCCGCGCTTCTGTACGCGCCTCTGACGGCAGGATGCTTCGCGCGGGCCGCGTATTCGAGCACCCGCCGCGCCGTCGAGTGTAACTTTGCCGCCTCGTCCGCGCTCATGGCCGCGATGCTACCCATGTTATTGGTCCACCAAGACATCAGGCAAAAAACCGGCCGCTTCGCCGACGATTTCGACTTTTCCTTTCAAAATAAGTTTGTCGTTATGTTCAGCGATAAATTCGCCGACACTCATGCCTGCCTCCTCGGCGTCTTTTTGCACATCGGCGTTCACTAGATAGGTTATTTCACGACCGCTCTTGCTGACAAACACGAGAAATTTCATGGCTTGCTCCTTTCGCGGGCAGCCCGCCCGCCGTTTAGCATTGAACACGAATAATTAAGAGGGTGTTGGCTCCCAGAAAGTGGAACAACGCCTCTGCAACTCGCCACGCAGCATTGCTGTCTCCAGCCACGGGCACGACGATAGGGGTGTGGTCGTCCTGGGTTAGGAGTATCTCGTAGAACGGGTCCCCACCAGGAACCTGTGTACCTCGAACGGTGATTTCTATCTGCGTTCCTTGCATGGCCTTGCTCCTTTCGCGGGCAGCCCGCCCGCCGTCTATGCCCTTTTCAGACAGTTGACCGCCGCGCGGGCCGCGTATTCGAGGACCCGCCGCGCCGTCGAGTGTAACTTTGCCGCTTCGTCCGCGCTCATGTCGTGCCAGAATCTCACACGCCACCAAAAACCGCACGCTCTCTGCATGTTTTGGCGCGCGGACCCTCTTATTCGGCTCCTAGCACCCCTCCGTCCTGGCAATCCTCAAGGGTCTTAGCCGCATCCGGCATCCGTTTTGGGTCCAAAAATGCCACTAACGGGCCTTTGCGTGCTGTTTTAGGGCGTTTTCCAAACCGGAACGGCCACAGATCGCAGGCCGTCGAGTTTAGCCCGTCGCACGGGCAGAACCTTACGCCCTTTGCCGTCGTCGCGCAGTCCAGGCACTTAAGCCGGATTGCCCGCAATGGCGAGTTGGTCGCGTCCTTCATCGTTCGCTCCTTTCGCGGGCAGCCCGCCCGCCGTCAGGTCGCTTGCTCGGCCCGCGCGCCATCGACCCACGCCACGGCCACCGCGCCATCGGCCCGCGCCTCGGCCACCGCGCCATCGACCCACGCCACGGCCCGCGCGCCAGCGACCCACGCCTCGGCCCGCGCGCCAGCGACCCACGCCACGGCCAGCACCGGTGCCATCGCAACTATGACCACGCCTGCAGCGACCGCTTCTGCATCTTCACTCACTTCATACCGCCCAGACTTCGTGTAGGTTTTCATTTTCCATCTCCTGTTCAGCGAGCCTCATTGCCGCGCCGTCTATGCCCCCGCCTTCTCGAGCGCGGCTTCCGAAATGCCGCGCTGGTTATTGAGAAAGATTTCAGCGTTCCGCCAGTCTCCCCTGTCGCCTAGTTCCAAGGCGCGCGTGATATTCTCGATTGCGGATTGATGCGCCTCCACCAGTTCCGGCGCGGCGGCGATAAGGCGGGCGTTGGCGTCGCGCTCAGGATCATCAGCGGTGGACCAATACCGTTTTTTTATGTTGGCCTGCAAGTCCACGAGCGCAACGCGACGGTCCCCCGCCATCACTGCCGTGGCGCCATCATTTGTAAGGCATTGAGTAGGCTCAATTCCTATCTCCCGCCCCTGCTTGACTTGCAATTCGCCCCCAAAATACTTGTTCCACGTCCACGGAGCCGGCGTATGTTTCGTTCCCATCGTCCGTTCTCCTTTCCGGCGGGCCTCATTGCCCGCCGCTTGTTGGCCCAGGCCCTTCCCCGCCGTGGCGGGGTCGGGCGCGGGTCAGTTCCGCTTTGCAAAACCAGGCGCCGCCGCCTGGATCGCCGCCGTCCGCTCCTCGCCGATCTCGGCCCGCAGCGACCGCCACAGGCGCTTGCGTGTGCTGCGCGATCTCCCCGCCGTGGCCGTGGCGATCTTCATCGTGAGTTCGGGCGAGAGGCCGGTAGTGGCCTCCTCGATGGCGGCCTGTCGCCGCTTTTCGGCCTCGGCCAAGCGAGCCTGCCTCTCTGACTCTCGCGCGGCTTCCCAGGCCGTTACCTCTTCCGGCGTGGTCATGCAGTCCTCGTCCGCCGCCGCGTCTGCCGCATCGCAGCCCGCAGAGTCCGCCTCCTCGAGTGCCGAAAACGCCGCGAGGACTTCGGCGGGAGGCGAGGCATCATAGTGACCTTCCTCGATGCAGTACGGCAACGCATGGCCGTGGCCCGGCCCGATCCAGGTCCGCTCCTCGCCATCCGTTTCCTCGAAAACATACATCCGCATCTCGCCGGGGTTGTTGCCGCAGCCGATTTTGGCGTTCGCAAAAACGCCAGGCCCGACTTCGGCGCGGTCCACGGCATCCAACCACGCCTTCCAAGCGGCCTCCGTATGCGAATTGCCGCACAAGCACATCTTGCCGCTACATCTTTCAAACCTAATCTCGTTCGCCACCACGTCCGCGCTTCTAATTTCGGTCGCCATTTCAGGCCCCTTTTTCTTCGGCGGGCCTCATTGCCCGCCGCCTACATCGTGGTCCAAAGGCTTATGCCCCGCCGTGACTGGCAGGCCCACATCGTGCCGGTCAACCGGACGACAACCGGCGTCGGGGAGCGGAGAGGAAAGGCTGCTCGCGCGTGGTCCATCGTCTGTGGGTCTGGTTCTTCCATCCTCACACGCCGCCTCGTGAAGATCTCCACGAGTGCCTTGTCCGCCGTCCAATCTTCGCACAGTAGCATGGCCTTTCTCCTTTCGCCGTAGACAAAGCCGCCCAGGGGGATTCGGGGGAATCGACTTGGCTCGGATGAGCCAGGTGTGCCCTGGACGGCCTCGCGTTCGGCGTTCGTGTTGATGGTCATCGTCGATTCCCCTTTTCTGCTCTTACTATACCCTATATCATCGGACAAGTCCAGTGAAATCTTGAGAAAATCTTTGAAGCGCAAGCCTAGCAAAGCAAGACACTTACGTTATATCGACTAAAAAGCATAAGACCGCAAAGCCCGCGCCGAGCATAATCAACGTATGGCCAATGCTCCATAAACACCATAGATTGCATAACGGACGAAAAAGACACAATAGGCAGTACCGCAGCCCGTGGTAGATGAGAAAATGACGAAAACGCTATGGGTGGTATGACAACGCCTGAAGTGTTAGACTGTCACGGATTGACAGTTTCCGGCTTTTTCTGCCGCATTTCGCAAACGCTAAACCCGTTGCAGGACAAGGGCTTACGGCTGCGCCTGAAAAAAATCCACCTTATGCGGTATTTTTCTCTTGACTTGGACACTGCCGGTTGTGTATACTTCCAAAAACGGGAAGCGAAGCGCCATGACCAGAAAAAACCGTTGCCCAGCCTGTGGTAAGTGGCATGCAGGCCATTGCTCCAAGTCACACTACCGGGGCCTCGACGCCGCCAACGTAAGAACCGCACGCCTCGATGACGATCCTTCTGATGAAAAACTCGGACCACCCAAAGCCTACGGCCAGCGCCTGGAGGATGGCATGGCGATTTGGCAAGGATTTGCCCTCGCATGACCGAAACCGTCGTCGAACCTAAACTGCCAAAACGCCGCGCTGACCGTTTGCGGCAAGAGGCGTTTGTAGCGGCTTATATCACTCCGACCAGCCCTACCTACCTGCGCCCGGCCCAAGCTGCTATTGCAGCAGGATATAAGCCTAAGCAGGCCGCCTCACAAGCATCTAGGCTCCTCAAGGGCGCCAGAATCAAGGGCCTGATTGACAGTAAGATGATTGAGATGGCAGATAAATTAACCTCGGAGAAGGTGATTGATGTTGCCTTTGTAGAGCGCCAGCATCTTGAGGCGATGGCGCGTTGTCGGATTGCCGGGGACCGGACCAATGAGCGGGAGCATTTGGAGTGCATCGGCAAGATGAAGGGCGCTTACGACACTTCGCTGCACGTTGATCTTACGGTCAAGCACGAGTACGACGAGCGGCTGGCGGTTGAGGCGAGTAGGATGGCGGCGATGCTGATAGAGGCGGCTGGGGTGGGGGGGTTAGGGTTGCCGGCGGGGAGGGCAGTAGAGGCGTGTGCTGCCGCCCCAAAGCCCCAGGCGCGCCCCGATTCCAGACCTACCCC